TCAAAATACTTTGGAAATGGGTATATGTCTGGGCTAATAAGATGTCTTTTATAATCAGACAAAGCCTGCTTTTCATATAAAGATATAGGCTCACCCTGATACTGTACTTTACCTATGTCAGCTTGTAGGAATCTAGAGTCTGCTAATATATCATTTGCATTTCCTCTTTCTCCCCTACGTTTTTCAATCTCGGTTCCTGTATACTGACCAGCAAGCAAGCCCTTTTTTATATCTTGATACACATTACTTACAGCTGAATCAAAATCAACTCCTAGACCTGTTTGTGTTTCAACTTCAAAAGCAAGTGCACCTTGAGCTCTTTCTACTTCTCTTTCGTTAAATGGTGAAAACAACTCTTTACCTATCTGTGTTACGTAAGAGTCTTTTAAATCCTTGTTGAATTTCTGTAGAGGATCTCCCTTGCCAGCTCTACTATACTCACCACCGTTTGTAATACCACGACTACTTACTTGTAGACTTCTGACATCTATGTTAGGGTATTTAGCATCTAGTTCAAGCAGCTTCTTTTCTAAGATAGGGTCAGGGATACCATTTGGATACTGAGCATCTAAATCATCTATTTCAGATTGTGCAATAGACTTTGAAGCTCTATCACGCCTTGTCTGTACTTCGGTTAGTTTAGTTTCTACTTTTTGTATAAGTGAGTAATTGGCATCTTTGTCTTTAAAATTACCCTGTGCATATGTAGTGACTTTACCAGTGCCTGTATGCGTATATAAAGCATCATTATAAAGATAATCAAGATGATGTAGTTCTAGTCTATTTCGTTCTTGACCTACTTCATCAGCAACTTCAGAGAATAAATAGTTTACAGCTTCTCTTTTAGTAAACTTAGGACGAGTTGCCATAACTGTTTGAACTAAAGTCTCTACATCAATAACTGTATCCGAACCTTGTTTATAAGGAGCAAGTGTGTCGACAATAATGT